ACAGCAGTTGCAATGTTATCAAACTCAGTGTTGATTTCAGCCCCTTTAACTATTTTATTGGGGTCGCCAGAGGGTAAGGAATCTTTGGTAGCAAAGTTCGTTGTTTTGGTATAGTTAGACATTAAGACACCTGTGGGATTCTTCTGGAGAGTAAATAACGAAAAGAGGGCAAGGGAAAAGCAAGAAAGGGACTCCCGAATGGAAGTCCCCTAGTCTTACTATACTAGCCATTAACAGCTAATACAAGACCTGCTTCTGGACGNAGAACTTTAGTTCCGTACAGAGTGTCAGCAGTGTACAAAGTTCCAAGGAACTCCTGCTTGTACTGAGTCTGAGAACGNATACCTTGTTGTTCAGCAAGAACAAGAGCGTCCTTGTGAAGCAACATGGCGGCTTTAACATCTCCACCTGCGCTGTTATTAGCGGCAGTTTCGATGATGGGGCAGTTAGAGGAAACATATACGTCAATGCCGTACAGGTTGCCAATCTGACCGTTTTTAACACCACGTCCATCTACAAAGTCAGAAGACATATAACGGTCAATACCCATGATAGCGTTACGTAGCGAAGGAGGAACAACAAAGCTACGGTCATCCATAGGTACGTCAGCGTCATCTAGCTTCTGAATCAAAGCACGGAAACCTGCGTCAGTAAATACGTCAGCGGAAGCAACAGTGTCGGCGGCGTAAGCAGTTAGGCCGCTAGAAGCGTCAATGTAGTAAGAAGCATTATGAGTCCAATCAGAACCGTCACCGTTACCAACAGATTTACCGAGGGTAAACAGGTCGTCATCAACTTGCTTTGCCAAAGCGTAACCTGCGTCACCAGTGTAGAACTGACGGAGAGAAGCAAGAGCTTGAGCTTCAGTGATGTCTTCAATTAGACGAGAGTACTCAAAGTGCTTGTCAATGCTGATTTGTACTTCAGATTCAACAGCGTTTTGAATAGTAACAGCGGTGTTTTCTGCTTTAGCGTTTGCAGAACCACGGGTAGGCTTAGGTACGTGAATAGTGTCCCCTTTTTTGCCACTCATGGACATTTTTTTAACAAGGTTAGCGAGTACAAGGTTAGACTGATAAGCCGCTACTACTTCGTCAGACCAGATTTCTGGTATAAAAGTAGCCGCGCTAGTGTTGTCTACTGCACCGCCCATTGCGGGATAAGTTGAAGTTGCCATAATACAATTCCTTAAATAAGATTAATTAGTTACGGACTCTCCCTTCTTGATATGCTTTCATAATCTCATCGGACAATGACATATATCTTTCAGGGTCATCCTTCATTAGTTTAATAATGTCTGACCTTCGATAAACTTTACGAGCCGCTTGTTCACCACTACCACGGACATTACCTGTGGATGCGGCTTTAACGGCCTTCTTACGCTCATTCTTCTCAGTAGCGGCAGTTTGACCTACTACCTGCTGTCGTTCCTTCCAAGTGGTGAAAAGCTCGTCAGCGGCCTCGTAGTCATACTGTTGGTCTGCTTGAACAAAAAGCTGTTGTCTAATCTTAGAACCCTTAATCCATTCAGCAAACTTACCGTCCTGCAAAATCTCCTGCATATCAGGGTGTCTTTTTTGCAGTTCAGCCGTAGCTGTGGACTGTCGATATTGGTTGCTGATTTGTTCAGCTTCCTTTATCTTGGGATGATTATCAATAGCTCTCGCGACTGCCTTGTCTGGTTCTGAGAAAAAGTCTATCTCTTCGTCAGGTTCTTGTTGTTGCGGTGCTTGCTCTGCGAGTTGTGTTTGTATGTAGTCATCAACTACTTTTCTTAATTCACCGACTTCAGAACTTTGTTTACCTAGAAGTTTCTCAGCCTCTTGGTGCATCCTTATTATTTCGGCTGTACTCTTTCCTTGGTACTTCTGTGGTAACTCTTGTTGTTCAGGAGTTTCCTCTACTTGCTCTTGAGATTCCTGAGTGATGGTTTCCTGTTCGGTTTGTTCTTCTTCTGTTGTTTCCAAACGCTCGTCAATTAGTGTTGCCATTATTAAACTCCGTGACTAATATCATTATGGAGGTGTATTATATGTAAGGATTCGGTTAGGAGTTGGCCTTACGCTCTTTCTTCATCTTCCTTTCGCGGTCTCTCGCCCATTTCATTGTAGCACCTGCAAAATCACCAGATATGGGGTCTAAAAGACTGCGAACGGGAGAGATTATCTTTCTAGCCATTAGAGAGCATTCAGGGCACTGTATCTCTCTAGTGTCAGACGGAACAAACTTTTCATTGGTGTGTCCGTTGTCACAGCGAAAATCTATTAGCATTGCCATATTACTATGCCTCTGCTTCTAGCTCTTCAGTGTCCTCTTCCTGCTGTTGCTTGGCTGTTTCTATCTGTGCTTCTAAGTTTAGTAGGTTAGCCATGACTGTAAGTTGTCCCTTACGAAAGTAAAGGTCTTTATCGTCTTTACAGGCTTCCACTGAGTTGACATTAACAGCACTTCCTCTTAGGTCTTCCATTAAGTTTTTCCAACCTTCTGAACGGAACAACTCTTCAAAGGAACGATAGTACTTCTCTAGTTCTACATCAGACATACACTGTTTCTCCTTATAGGACAGCTTTAATTAATAAATTTATATAACATACCATTGTATATTATACTATACATTATACCATATTTTTATAAGAATGTCAAGTATTATTTACGATGTTTTGTTGTTTTCTTAACAGCCTTCTTAGGTTTTTTCTTAGGGGGCCTTCCGACCTTAGTTCCGTATGTACCTTTACCCATTGGCATAACAATATCTCCATTTCTAGGTTGTTAAATTTACTAGGTGTAACAGCTAGTTAAGTGTACATAGGTATTACCTTAATTACAATTAACGGAATACCATATTTACATTATGTACACAACTCTACATATTTTCACCCTATTGGCGAATATGTGTCTACCATTTAACTTTATCAGCCCAATAAGCCGCAGACATTTTACCTTTGGCAATGTTCCTACCGTGTCTAGCCTTAAAGGACTTACGTTTAGCTTTCATTCGTGCGGATTCACCTGCTTTAGGTTTACCCGCTGTCTTAGCTCCTTGCTCACCAAAGCGTATAGTCTTAACCTTATCACCTTCCTTAGCTACAACCACATGGGACTTCTTAGGGTGGTTAGGTGTACGCTTGGGTTTGTTGTAACCAGAGACTCCTGCTCTAGCTAGTCTTGGGTCTGGTTTTTTTGTTGGCATTAGACTTCACCTCTTGGGACTCTTGCAGGGCTTGGACTTCCTGCTCCAATGCCGCGAGTCTCTTGAATGTTTTGTCGAAGGCTTGGTTGACTTCCTCTAGTGCCTTGTTGAACTGGTACTGTGTTATCATTAGGTTTATTTCCTTGTTGTTTCTCTTTAACAGCTACCTCACGCTCTTTGAGTAACTGCTCTGATATTTTCAAGCGTTTCTGGAACTCTTTGTCGTCAGCATCCCCTACCTTCAGATTGGTAGTCACAGCCTTAATACGGTCAATCTCTAGCTCCTGTGGTATGGCCTGAGACTCTGTAGCCAGTTTCTGTGCCCTAGCCTGTGATTCCATAGCCTGTCCGTTGAGAGCCGCAGTCTGAGACTTCTGGAACTCAATCTGAGCTTGCTGTGAAGCCATAGCCATTTGCTGTGCTTCTGGGTTAGGCTGATTAGCTTGTTGCAGAGCCGCGATAAGCTCCTCACGATTACCCAAGTTCATGTTGTCAATAATGGACATGATAAGCTGTGGATACATCGGAGTATCGGGGGACATGGTTTGTAGGAGTTGTACAAGTTGTGTAACTTCATACTCACGCGCAATGATGCCCAAGCTACTTGAGGTGTGGAACTTGTAGTCAGCGACAGGGTACTGCTCTGGGTTAAACTGCATATACCTGTGTGCGGACTTAGTTACAAATGGAATTAGGAAGGACTCTTGGAAGTTAATCAAGGTACGCTTGTGTCGCTTGATGATAGCACCGAGGGACATAGAGATACCTGCGGCAGTAGCATCACCGTTAATAGACCCAGGAATTCCTGCGGAGTCGATAGCACCTGTGGCTGTCTGTACCATCTTCTGTAGCGCATCGGCCTGTGCAAAGCTAATCTGACTTACATTACCAAAGTTAAATGGCTGTAGGACTTCACTAGGCGCACCNTTGGTCAAGATAACCTTACCCGCACGAACTTCCGGTCTAGCCCCTCTGGGCATACGAGTAGCATCCATAGCAAGCATTGGGTGTATAGTCAGGGCAAGAGCATCAATTCTAGCTCGTATTTCAGCATCTAACGCCTTTTGTGAGTTATACCCTTTCTCACATACCCCTCGACCCCAAAAGCGGCTAGGAACGACATCCCAAGGGAATGCAACGATTGGTCGGTCTGACATCATGTAGGGGTTAGCTTCAGCCTTTAACAAAATACCGTCATTGGCAATAACAACAATAGCTTCTACATAGTAGTTGTCTTCATTGTCTTCATCTGCTACTAACTCAGCTACTTCCTCTTCATCACTTTCCTTCTGTGCTTCNTCNAGCAAGTGCCGAGGTACAAGTCCGTAGTACTTAGTCAGNCGAACCTTTATCGTCATCATAAACGGACAAGTCTTGGTCNGGTTCAATGTCAAAGTCAGAGGAAGCAGTACCTACATAAACATTACGGTACACACCTTTTTCCTGTAGCTGTTCAACTAGGTGTGAGGAAACAAACTCATCTACAGCACAACCCAAGGCTTCATCAACGGAAGTAGCTAGGGGGTCAATCAGGAAGTTCTGTGGCATGACGGGTCGTAGCTTTACGCAGGTCTTGTCTACGACATTGACACCAACAGCGGTTAGTTCCCCGCCCATGACTGGTTGTGTTGCAGGTTGAAACTCTTTCTCTTCCTCTAAAACAATCTCTGCAATACCTGTGCCGAATACAGCGGCATTTAGAAGGCACTCAGCGACTCCCTTACGGACTTTATTCTTTTTAAAGTCTTTGTATAGAGTTTCCCGTAGAAGGGCTATATCNCGCTTCTCTGCATCGGAAACGTCATCCTCAATGTCAAACCACTTACCACGGCCAAAGGTTGCTTCCTCTAGTTCCGCAACGGAGGATTCAACGGCTTGTTGCAAAGCAGGGGAGATAATTCGTGAGCGTTCTGAGTCTCTAGTCCTGTCTTCGGAAGACCACTGGCCTCTCCAAAGTCTGTAGTACTCATCAAACTTCTGTGAATAGTTAGTTTCAAAGTGGTCACGCCAACCTTGACATTTATTAACTACCCACCCCTCTAGGGATTCTTCAATTAAAAATTGGCCTGTATCGTCATTAAGCATATTAGTACCCTGCGTATGCATCTAATAGTTCATATTCTTCTTCGATGTAATCTGAAGTGTAAGCAATGTTAGCCAACTGGTCAATGTAGGCCAACGAGTCGATTAAATCATCGTGTACTAGCTGATTAGGGAATTGAAACAACTCATCCAAGAATGTAGCATTCCAGTCCCCTTTGTTTAGCGTTATAGTTCCGTGTTCAAATCTTCCTTGTAACGCCCACACAATCCTATCGGTTTTCTTTTTGTTACCATGAGTCAGTTCGTCTACCCTGAAAAACCGTTGGTTCTTTTTCATTAAGTCCGTTAGGTAAGGTAACACAGCATTCTTAAGTGCCCCCTTCTCAATCCCAACGGCTACCGGCCTGTAGTCCCTAACGGCCTCAAATATTTTCCTAGCGGTAGTCTCTACGCCCCAACGACCGTGAATGATGTCAGCTACCCACCAACCTTCTTCATTAGCTTTGACAACCGAGATGGCAGTTTGGTCAAGCCGCTTCGTCTTAGTAGTGACTTTAGCCACATCCGCAAACCCCGCCAAGTCCACCGCAATGTAATACTGACCCGCCTCCGGCTCTTCCTCACAAAACTGTATAAACTCTTCTTTGAATAACTCACTACCTTGAGCCTCGAATGATGCCATGAACTCCTGTCGGAAACTGAATGCGGACATGGACTTCTTAGCCGCCTCAATCTCATCGGGGTCTAGCAGTGGATTGTCATAGCTTGTGAAGTGATAACCTTTAAATGTTGCGTCCTCTGCAACACAAGCATAGGTGTATAAATCATAAAAGTGATTCCTACCCATTGGCGTACCAATGAACAAAGCATCACCCTTTTGGTCAGCCAATGCAGGTCTAAGGATTTGTTCCCAGACCTCCGGCTTCATATCTGCGTACTCATCCATGACAAGGAACTTAAGACTGACACCACGCATGGTTTCCGGCCTGTCCGCACCTTTGAGTGCTATAGTCGCTCCATTGACTAATTTTATTTGTAAGTTGTTAACATGACTGGACTGTATTACAGGATGTCCTATCTCCAACAGGACTTGCCACATAATGTCTCTGGCCTGTCCCTGTGTAGGGGCTACATAAAACACATGGCCACGCTCAGTCTGTAAAGCCCTGATGATTAGCATCCAAGCGGCTAATCTACTCTTACCAGTCCGTCTACCTGCGGCTATGACCTTAAACCGTGTTGGGTCCTCAAAGACTTCCTGTTGCCACGGCAGTAGTGATACATTTAACTCAGTCAAGTTAATATGTCCACATTACATAAGGGGTAGTATCGTCAGGGTCGCGGATGTCAACATGAACAAAGCTAGAAGCAACTCCGATTCCCGTAAAGCCCAGTTTGATAGCCTCCTCAACAATTTTAAACCGTTGTAAACCGTTGTCAACTTTAATATCTGAGGCAATACCTTGAGCATGAGTTCCTGTAGTCTTTTTCCTAGCTTCGATTGGATGTTCTGGGGCACGATAGCCCGATGTGATTATAAAGGGGAAACCACAGGCTTCTCTAAGCTCATCTAGTTTTTCAATGAACTCAGGCTTGATTTCGTTCTTGCCTGTGTACTGACAAGCAAACTCTTGTCTAGTAAAGTACTTAGCCATCAATAGTTTCCCCTTCTATGATGTCTTCGTTATTTGACACCACTGTTGTCTCACCGCCCACACCAGTAATGTTTATTTGTATGGCTGACTTACCTGCGCCCTTAACGACATCCTTTTCAAACACAGCGGTAGGTAGTATCCTATCCATAACTAACTTCCATGCCGCCGCCTGATTCTTATGGTCATTGTCCAAAGCGGCATCAAAGATTGACTCCAACACCTTCTTTGACTTTGGTGATGTCAACATCCTACTCTTGTATTCGTTGATTATAGCGGCATCACCCTTGGGCCGACCTCTGGATAAACC